GGGCATCGCTTGACGAGCGGGACGATGCAGCGGTCGATACCGCCATTGCGGTCGAGCGCGCCATCCGCCAGTTCCGCGCCGCGATCGAGGCGGCGTATCCCGCCGGGGTCGCGATGATCGACGTCGGGCTCAGCGACATGCGCGACGACCTGATCGGGTCGATCGTCAACCCGCTGCCGGGTTACGTCGCGACCAACGTCGAACGGGCGTTGGAGGCCGTCCGATGAGCGCCGACGCCCTGATCACTGAGGCCCGCGCCCTCTGCGAGCGCATCGCCCCTGCCTATGTCCGCATCGTGTGGACCGAAGACGGGGCCATCGTGGTCTATGCGCGCACCGCACCGGACGACCCCGAGCCGGTCATCATCTACCACGGCGCAGACCCGATCGCGGCGCAGACGGCAATCCGCAATACCTACCCCATGACGGAGGCCGCGTGATGCCGACCGGCACCCCGATCCCCGCTGAGACGCGGGCGGCGATCCTGCGCGACTACGTGGCCGGCGAGAAGCTGGACGTCATCGCGTTGGTCCACGGCACGCACCCGCGCTATGTCTCCATTCTGGCGCAAGCTGCGGGGCACGCGCCCCGGCCGGCGGGCGGCGGCCCTCGGATCAAGCCGGAAGTGGTGCGCGCGGTCGTTGACGCATACGCTAATGGCGAGGCGTTGGCGTCCATTACCGAGAGGCTCATGGTTAGCGCCGACACGGTGATCCGGCTTGTCAAGATGGCTGGCGTGCCCATGCGCCGGAAAAGGATGACGCGATGATCCGCGCGACTATCGAGTTCGTGGCGATGGGCGCGCTGTTCGCCGTCCTCGCTGGCTTCTGGCTCCTGCTTGAGATGGCCCAATGATCCGCCGTTTTCTCGCGCTGTTCCGCCGCCGGCCCTCGCCGTGGGCGAACCATCCCCCGCTCAACGTGAGCCTGTTGGCCGTCCACATGGCCGACGCCAGCCCCGCGAGGACGATCCGATGACCCTCACCCCCGAACAGGCCGCCGCCCGCCGTGAGGTGCCGGCCAGCTTCGTCCCCGCGCTCATGGTAGGGGACGAGAAGCGCATCACGGAACAGTGGCTCATGTGCGTCGGCGAGACGGTCGTCGTGGATCTGTCCGACGTGTGGGACGTGCAGCGGGGCGTGGCGCTCGAACCCGCCATTCTTGACTGGCATCAGCGGCGGAGCGGCTACGCCATTACCCGCCGTGGCGAGAGCGTGACCCATCCCACGAGGCCATACGTCAGCGCGACGCTGGACGGGATGCAGGTTGGGCTATCGCTGGTCCTCGACGCCAAGGCCCCCGGCCGCTGGCGCAGGGTGGCCGACGTGGTCTCCTACTACACGCCCCAGATGGTCGTGCAGCGGGCGTGCGTCGGTGCCGAAGCTGCCGCGCTGCTCGTGTCGTCGGGCGGGGATCAGCCCGAGCTGCACATCCTCGAATGGACGCCCGAGTACGAGGCGGCGGTTTGGGAGCGCATCGACTGGTTCTGGCAGTGCGTCGAGACGTTCACGCACCCGGCCCCGCCCGCGCCCATCGCGCCGCCAGTGCCCCAGGAGAAGTGGCGCACCGTCAATTTTAACGTCCTGCAGGAGCGCGGCGACCCGTTGCCGAATTGGGCCGGCGCGATGGTTTCGCACCTCACGGGATGGGCGAACACGGAAGCGGCCGCGCGCGCCAACAAGGATGCCGCGAAGAACATCAAAGACCTGCTGCCCGACGACGTCGGCCGGCTGGTCTGGTCCGACATCGTGGTAAGCCGCGCGAAGAACAACGCGGTCCACATCAAGCTGAAGGATGCCGCGTGATGACGAACGTTGTTCCCCTGTCCAACCCCGGCGACGTCATGGAAAGCGTCATCCTCAAGGGTGACTTGTCCAAGCTGACGTCCGAGGAGCGGGTCCGGTATTACAACGAGGTATGCCGGTCCATCGGCCTCAACCCGTTGACGCGCCCGCTGGACTACATCCGCCTGTCGGGTCGGGAAGTCCTGTACGCCAAGCGCGACGCCGCAGACCAGCTTCGCAAGATCTACGGCATCTCGATCGAGATCGTGTCCAAGGATCAGGTGGGCGACCTGTTCATGGTCGAGGTCCGCGCGACGGACAAGGCCGGGCGCGTGGACAGCGACATCGGCGCGGTCGCGACCAAGGGGTTGAACGGCGAGGCGCTGGCGAATGCCATCCTCAAGGCGATCACCAAGGCGAAGCGCCGCGTCACGCTGTCAATCAGCGGCCTCGGGTTTTTAGACGAGCCGGAAGTCGAGAGCGTGCAGGCGGTTGAGCATCCGCCTGTCGCGAGCGCCGCGCTCCCGCCGCCCTCTCCGCCCAAGCCGCGCATCGCGCCGCCGGTCAACCCGACGACCGGGGACGCCACGCCGCACCGCATCGACGTGCCCGTGCTGTCGGACAGCGAGGGGCAGGCTATCAATTCGGACTGGATCGCGTGGGGCCAGAGGTACGCCGCCGCGATCAACGGGGCGACGGATGCCGGCGACCTTGATGCGTGGGTGCGTCACAACGCGGTTGCGATGGGGGCCGTGTCCAAGGCGAACCCGAAGGCGCACGCGCGGCTTGCGAACCTGATCGACCAGCGGCGTATCGCGCTGGCCGAGATGCCCGCCCCGACCGAGGGCACGGCCGACGCCACCATTCTTGACGCGGGGGATTGATCCATGGCTATCGACTGGACGAAGCCCGTTCAAACGCGCGACGGGCGCAAGGTGCGGGTGCTCTGCACTGATGGGCCGGACTTGTGGTATTCGGTTATCGGTATGGTTGATGGGAGGCTATGCCCGGAGACGTGGACGATCGACGGGGTGCATTTCGCGAATGGCGTTACCTCTAACTTGGACATCATCAACACCCCCGTTCCGCCGGTAACGGTGACAGGGTGGGTGAACGTGTATTCGGATAGGGCGTCCATCGTCTACCTCACGCGAGACGACGCGACGTTTTATCATGGCGTCAACGGGCCGATCGCCTGCGTCCCCGTGACGTTCAGTTATCGCCCCGGTGAGGGGATAGACTGATGGCAACCGACGCCATCCTTGTGCGGCGACCGGACGGCAGCTTTGTGGCTGCCGATCCGGTTTCGCTGGAAGCCTTGGACAGCATTCGGCCGGGCGTGCGCGTGCGGGCGCGCATTACGCAGTCGCGCAACCTCCGTCGCCACCGGATGTTTTGGGCCGTCATGCAAGTCGCATGGGAGTCCCAAGGCGGGGAAGGCGGGACGTTCCCCACGCCCGAGGCCATGCACGACGCGATCAAAATCGGGCTTGGGCTTTACGATACCTACACCGTGCGCGGCCGGGATATCATGCGGATCCGGTCCACGTCGTTCGACGCCATGGACGAAGCCGAGTTTAGCCGGTGGATGGAAAGTGTGCTGTCCCTGATCACCGGGCACTTGATCCCTGGCACCGGCCGGGACGACCTCATGGCCCGCGTGGACGAGATCCTTGGCGAGCGGAGGGCGGCGTGATCCATTATCACGGCCTTCCGCTCACACCGCTGGCGCAGATGTACCGCATGGCCGGCAAGCATCTGTGCGCCAGTTTCGCGACCGCCGGCCGGCAAGCGGACATCGCTCTCCAGATCGCGCAATCGGTCCTCTGGGACAACGGGGCATTTAGTCTCTTCACCAAAGGCACGCCGCTGGACGAGCCCGCGCTGTACCGCTGGCTTGAGCCCCGCATCGGGCACCCGCACCGCGCTGTCGTCCTCGACCGGATCGGCGGCGACGTGAGCGAGCAACGCGAGATGGTCAAACGGTGGCCGTTCCCCCGCGACGTGTCGTGGCCCGTCTGGCACTTGGACAAGCCGCTCGACTACCTGTCCGAGTTGGCCGACGAGTGGCCGGGCGTATGCCTCGGTTCTGCCGGCCAGTTCTGGCAACTCAACAACGACCGCTGGGAACGCCGGATGGATGAGGTGTTCGATCACCTTTCCAAGCGCCGTGTGCTGCCGTGGACGCATGGCCTTCGGATGCTCGCGCAGGCGGGCAACCGCTGGCCCCTGTCGTCGGCCGACAGCGTCAACGTGGCTCGCAACTACAGCAACGCGCCATCGGGCAAGCGGTGCCCCGAGATTATGGCGCGCGAGATCGACGCCGTGCAGGCCCCGATCCGATGGACACCGCGCCCCCAGCAATTGGAGTTGGTCGCATGAACATTCTCGGGTTAGCCGCGCTCGCCGGCTTCATGGCGTGCCTCCCGCTTGCCAACTTCCTGATCGGCAACGTGGGCACCGTCTGCGTGCCCAACGGCCCGTGCTTGATCCCGGTCGCGCCGGGCGTGATGGCGCCGTCGGGCGTTCTGGTGATCGGCGCGGCGCTCGTGCTGCGCGACGCCGTCCACCGCCTCCTTGGCCCCGGATGGGCGCTGGGCGCGATCGTGGCCGGCGGCGCCATCAGCGGGTTGGTGTCGCCTCCCGCTCTGGCGCTCGCCTCGACCGCCGCATTCCTGCTGTCGGAATTGCTTGACCACGCCGTCTATACGCCGCTGGCCCGGCGCCGACTTCCCCTAGCCGTGCTGGCGTCGGGCATCGCCGGCGCCTTTGTGGACAGCGCCCTGTTCCTGTGGCTGGCGTTCGGTTCGCTCGACGTCCTTTCGGGCCAGTTGCTCGGCAAGCTGTACGCCACCGTCGCAGTCGCCGGGGCCATGTGGGCGCTCGCGCACCGGAGGGCCGCCGCATGAAGGCCGTCCTCCTCCTATCCGGCGGGATAGACAGCACGACGATCCTCGCTGACTTGCGCGACAGCGTCGCGCTCTGCGTCGGGTTCGACTACGGCCAGCCGCACCTCATCGAACTGGATCGGGCTGCGGCTCTTGCTCAAGAGTACGACCGCCCGTTTGAGCGCGTGTCGATCCCCGCCATGCCGAGGGTCAACGACGTCGTGTTCGCCGGCCGCAACGGCGTCTTCCTCGCGCTGGGGGCGGCAATCGCCCAGCAGCGTGGGCTAGAGGCGGTCGTCATCGGCTGCAACTGGTCCGACATGCAGCGTTTCCCGGACTGCAGACCGGCGTTCTTGAAGCCGTTGAGCGAAGCCCTGCGCGCAGCCTATGGCGTCGCTGTGTGGTCGCCGCTGCTGCACCTGACGAAGCGCCAGGTCGTGCTTCGCGCGCAGGAACTCGGTGTCGATCTGCGGAAGACGCTGACGTGCTACGCCCCGTATCGGGACGGCACGCCCTGCGGCGAATGCTACGCCTGTCTCAGCCGAGCGGAGGCCGGCGCATGACCGCGCAGATCATCGTCCTTGACGAGCGCCGCCCGATGCACCGGCCGCTGGTCGAATACTGCATCGGCGACGACGTGGAGAGTATCAACGATCCCACCATCGGCGTCGGCACCGTCCGGGGCATGTGGTTCTTGGGGCAATCCCTGATCGTGGAGGCCGAGTTCGGCCGCGACGTCATCCGCCGTCTGCCCGCGCAGTGCTACCGGATGGTGCGGCGATGGGATGGGGGTGCTGCATGAGGCCCCGCCGGATTGAGAAGGAGCCGCTGGCCCGTCGGGTCAAGGCTCGCGAGGGCGATAGCGCAGCGCATCTGCGCTTTGTGAGGAGCCTTCCCGACGTGGTCGCCGTCGCCATGGGAGGAGACGTCTACGAACTGCCGGCCGGTGGGGAAGCTCACCACCTCCAGGGGCACGCCGTCGGGCACGCGCTCGGCCGTCGGGTCGAGGACCGGTGGACAATCCCCGTGTCCCGGATCACGCACCATTGGCTTCACGTTCCCACGCCCCACCGTCCCGAGGACGGCCCCGCCAATCCGCACGATAGGCTTGCCATGCTCGGGTTCGACCCGATCACGCTGGCGGATCTATTGTGGCGGAACACGGGCGACGACGATGCCGCACGCCGGGCGCTGTACCGGGTGGCGTGGAACAAGGCGACGCCCGAAGCCCGACACATTCTTTCGCGCATGGATGGGGAGACGAAGCGATGACTATCGACACAAGCCGGGAGGCAATCGACCGCATGACGGGCCTGTGGGGCGTCGGCGTCGAACCGAACATGGCTCGGGTAACGGAGGTGCTGACCGCCCTTACCCGCGAGCGCGACGAGGCGCTGGCGGACATCGCGCGCATCCAAGAGGAGCGGGCCGAGTTCGTGGCCGGCGTCGGGGCGCTGGCCGGCGTGCTGAAGGGCGAGCGGGACGATGCGCTGGCGCGGGAGGCGGCGCTGCGGGAGGCGCTGGCCGGGCACGCGATCATCACGATGATCGACCACCGCTTCCCGACCAGCATCATGTGCGACGAGTGCGGAGCGACGTGGATGGAGGCCGACGGCCCCAACCACAAGCCCGACTGCATCTTCATTTCCACCGCCACCGCTGCCGCAGCCCGCGACGCCCGCGTGCGTGCCGAGGGCCGGCGGGAGGGGATAGAGGAGGTGGCGCTCTGGCATGAGAAACGCGCGGCCGATGAAGACGGGCAAACGCGACCCGACGAGCACGTGAACGTCGGGATGATGCGGCGCATCCGGTGCGATTGGCGTCGAGAAGACGCCGCCGCCATCCGCGCCCTCGCCACCCCGCCCGCCAAAAACGCCGAGATCGCCCGCATTCGTGCCGAGGTGGAGCGGCTGACGGGGGAGCTGGCCGCGCAGACGAGCGACACGACGGAGGCGCTGGAGGCGCTGGCCGTGGAGATGGCCGACCGCGCCGCCCTCGCCCAGCGCGTCGCGGAACTGGAGGCGGGGCAGGCGTGGCGGCCGATCGAGACGGCGCCGAAGGATGGGGCGCAGTTCATCGCGATCAACAAGTATGGGGATATGACTTATCCGATAAAATGGGACGTCGATCGACAGATGTGGGTTGAGTACGGGCTTGACGGTTTTGATACGATGGATTGGATCAGGGCCGAACGGCTCGATCAGTGGATGCCGATCCCGGAGCCGCAGCCCCGCTGACTTCCGCCCCGCACGCCGCATAGCCCGCTAGATCAATCCAGCTATCGGCGTGCGTGGGATTGGCGGTCAATCTCGCGATCTTCACCGCCGCCATGCACAAGGCGACTTCCGCCGGGGTGACAGGGCGCCCGATGATCACGGACCACAACGCCGCAATGGTGCCGAAGGACTGTTCCGGCCCGCCATATTCGTTGTTGCGGTCGGTCAGGACAGCCCGGCCGGCAGCGGCAAGGGTCCGGCCCCGGATCGTGTCATCGGTCATCGGCGCAGCGTCGCGTTGATGGCGTCCGACGCCCGCCGCGCCCCGTTGCTGGTCCCGAAGTAGAAGCCCACCACGGCGGTCCACGCGGTCGCCAGCGAGCCGATGAGGACGAGGAGCGGTTCACGCCCCGCCTCGGGCAGCCCGAACGCCATGGCGAACCCCAGCGCCGCGAAGAAGCCGATCGTGATCGAGAAGGCTAGCGCCGGGGTTGCCCAGTCCCGCATAGCGGCATGACGGGCGCGCGCGTCGGCCCGGTCGGCGGCGTCGGCGCGGATCACGTCCAACTCAATCTCCGCTAACCGCGTGCGGAGTTGGGACGCAAGCGCGGGATCGCCCGCAAGCGCCTGCGCCACTGCATCGGGATCGGTCTGCCCGGTGACGGCCTGCGCGACTTCGACAACCCTCTGTGCGATTTCCCCGGCCGGCTGACCCGCCACCCTTTCGGCAACGGCGGGGATCAGGTACGGCAACACGGCCCCCAGGATGGGGATCAGCGGGAGGGGCATGGGTCACTCCTTCACGAACAAGTCGCGCTCGGCATCGCGGCGGCGCACAAGGCCCGGCAGATCGACGCCCTTGGCCTTGGTCCACCGGCCGAACTGATCAGCGGCGCCCGCGTAGTCCCCGGCGTTGAGCATCTTGACGAGGGTGGACGCCCCGAACGCCCCGGCCCCGATGTTGTAGGCGAGGCTCGCGCAGGCGCCGTGCTGATTGGGCGTGAGAGCAACCGTGACCGCGCGGCGAACCGCGATGGCGAACTGTCGGGCGTCAACCGCAAGGCGCACATCGGCTTGCTGATGCGTCCACGTCAGGCCCTCCACGATGTTGTCCCCGGTCGCCCCCCATCCGATCGTCCACACGCCCGCTGGGCAACGGTAGGCCGTCAGCCTGCACCCCTCAAACTCCTTGATAACGGGAAGCGCGGCATTGACCGCGAGGGTGATCGGGTCAGTCGGGACGGGTGGAGGGGCGGCGGGCGCACGCACGCGGACGAACCGCTCCGCAAGGCGGGACCAGATAGACATGACGCCTCCATCAATTCGGCTTGGGCGGCCAGTTCGTGTCGATAACGAAATCAAGGGGGTCTGCGCCCTCGTCTTCCGGGGCAAACTCGACCTTGGGATGTTTGCGGGGCTCTTTCGGCGGCGGGCGCTTCGGGCGATTCTCGCGCTTAGGCGTCACGGGGCTCGCCGTACATCCGGGTCAATTCGCGGAACGTCCGAAGGGGCGCGGAAAGAATTTCCCCGTCCTCGATCATCATGTCCACGATGCCATATGTAAATCC